TCATCTATTGTTCGCCTGCATTGCCCTGGTATTGTTCCATAGCGTTTATCAGGCGTTCATGCTGCGCTGCATCCAACGTGAATTTTGCCATTGTTTACACCCGCTTCCGTGCCCGTGAAAATGTCAATGTTGCAACTTCAATCACTGCATTTGTACCGGGCTTGCGCGTGTAGTCAAAAACAACATCCGTATTTGCGATGCGGATACCGGGCAAGGCCTCCAATTTTTCAATCGCGGTTTCAATCATTTCATCCGGTACCCAATTTTCATGAACGATGCCAACGGTGAAATAATCGGTAATGCTGGTATTGTTCTGATTGCGTGCCCTGCGATCCCGAAAAAATACGATGTAATTCCATAGCGCCGAATTGCTCACATCATCTGCAGAACCGTAAAAAACAGGCTCTTGCACTTCTTTGAGTGCAGCTTCAATTGCTTGTAACATAATCCACCCCCTGCAAATAGAGGTACAATTCTGTGCGTGTGGAATCGACGTAGCTCACATCATACAAATAGCCATTTATAACGGCCTTGCATTTGTTGTCGATACCCTTGATGTAGCGGGTCTTGATTTTGAGCGATAAGGTGAAGCCCTGCTGCTGGGCATATTCCACATCCTGCTGCCGCTTGGAAGCTTCGGCAAAAGCAAGCTTTCCCACCAGTTCCAAATCATCAAGCGAAACGGCGTTGATCTTCGCGCTGAAATTGCTGCGCTTGTCTTTTTCCCGGTAGATACTCACCATGCCATCGTTATATAGAGAAAAGCGGGGCTTATTCATCATCCGAATCAGCCCCGCTTTCATGTTCTATATAATAGGAAACTTCCCGCATCGCCCTGCATTGTGCAAGCTCATTTGCATAGTTGGTATCAAACTCATTGGCAGCATGGTTCCACTCATATAGGCAGTACGCCATAAAGAGCAGGTTTTCCAGTCCCGGAGCGGTGAAATCATAATCAACATCGGCAATCCCCAGCTTATGTTTCAAAACTGGGGTTGCCGATGCAATAATATCATTTATCCGCTTATCCGTTTCCTCATCGCTCCATGTGATATTGAGCTTGCGCTTTACTTGATCGATGAGGCTCATAAACTATTCCTCCTTATACCGTCGGAACCTCGACCTGCTTCACGGTTACGTAAAGCTCTTCAAGGTTGGCGATGTTCAGATACAGGGAAGAAGTGTTGTCAAAGCATTTGCCCGTTGCGTGCTGCTTGATCTTGAAGTAGCGCATATCTTCAAGGAATTTGTATTCATCGGAATACTCAATGGTGCTGCTTCTGCGACCACCTGCAAGGAGCTTGTATTCATCCGGAAGGAACAAAACCGCATCACCGGAATTGAGCGCCGTAGTCTGGATGATGGTAGTCGGTACAGGCATAACATCCGCACGATACAAACCATCTGCACCCATTACAGTGGTAGCAGGTACGATTTTGTTGTAGTAGTCAACCGGATTCACAAGAAGAACGATTTTACCAACGCGGCGCATCTTACCGCGTTCAGTCTGTGCAAGCTGTGCAATCAAACCGCCATAAGTTTTCGGAGTGAAATCCGTTACCGTGATCTTCGTCTTGGCAGGGTAGCCAGTGGAAGTGGAAACGGAAACACCTTCATGAATATCGCGGATCAGACCAATCGGCTGGTTGAGGCCAGTACCATTGACAATGCCATCCTCCAGACCGCAGGCAAGGGCTTCAAGCAAACAACGGCGAATGTATGCATCCAGGAACACAGGACCGAGATCCAGCATATCCAACTGAATTGCCACAAATGCAGAAAGCTTGTTCTGCGTAATGTCAATCACGCGGAATGCGGAAGTGATTTCCTTCGTAATTTCGCTGTTGACTTCGCCCCATGCTGCCATCTGCTTGGAATGATCGTTCAGCACCCATTTGGTAGAGAAGCCCACATGCTGCACGCCAATGGCCTGCAAAAGCGGATGCTGTTCTTCCAGTTCGCGGTATACGTCCTCGATGATCGTTTCAGGCATCAGATCATCTTCCACTTCGGAACCGATGAGGGTAGTAAATGCCTGCTTCGGATTGGCAGAACGTGCGGCATCAATGAATTTCTGATACCATGCTTTTTCCTTGCTGGTCAACTGACGGAAACCGCGCTGGGCAAGTACTGCCGCATCATTGGAATCCTTTACTGCGTCGTAGTCCTGGCGTACCTGTTCCGCAATAGAATCATGGAAAGCCTGCCATGCCTGGATAATCTGTTCGTTGTCCTCGGACTTCATTGCCTGCATAAGCTGCTGGGCGTAACCCTGTTCAGAAGTGAATTTAATTGCCATAATTTTTATCATCCTTTCTTTTCGTTTGAAATTAGTGCATTAAAAAACCCGCTCCATTGCTGGGCGGGAGAAGAACCTTTTTTCTTTTCGTCCTCATCATCTTCATCATCTTTGTCCGGTTCATCATCAGGCGGTTCCGATTTGTCCGGGGGATCATCGTCCACATCATCGGAATCATCATCATCTTCATCTTCAATATTCTTGAAGCGAACCGCATTCATGAACAATTCAAAGGCGTGCATTTTTGCATTCTGCGCGGGCTTTTCGGATGGTTCTGCATTTTCGATGCCCGTTGCAAATCCCATTTCAACCGCTTCCGTATGGGTGAGCCAGGTTTCGGCTTTCATTTTCGCCCGTAGTTCCTGTTCAGAAATGTTGCAATGCGCCATGTATGCGGATATGCTGGCGGTTGTAATTACATCCAGATCATCCGCAGCCTTTCGGAAATCATCTGCATTGCCTGCCGCATACGTCCATGCATCATGAATCATGAGGAAAGAAGGGTTACACATGATTCGTTCATCGCCTGCCATGAAGATAACAGATGCAATGGAACATGCCATACCATCGCAATAGGTGACAACCTTTGCAGAATGCCTTTTTAATGCATTGTAGATTGCCACACCCTCGGAAACATCACCCCCATAGGAATTGATATAGACGTTAATCTGCTGCACATCATGTATTGCTGCAAGCTGTGCCGACAATGATGCGGCAGAAACGCCATCTTCCTGCGGGCATGCACTTATATCGCCATAAATATATATTTCAGCGATATTGCCCGTGGTAATGAGTTGGAAAAACTGCTTTTTACTCATTCTGAATCACCTCCTTTGAATTGTTATTGTTGTCGGATTGTGCTGTATTATCATTGCCATTGGGCGCAGGTGGTAGGGGAGTGGCAACGGGTTCCGGTTCACCTTTGAGCGCATCTTCACTGGTGGAATAGTTTTTCGTGACAAAATGCGTCTTACCGAATTCGGTGCCCAGTTCTTCCATATCCAAGCGCTTGCGCATTTCGTCCACACATACCACACCAGAAGAAACAGCCTTGTCCACCTTGTCTGCAACGTCCAGAATGTCCACATGGGAGATGCAAGAAGTATCCACCTTGACATAATTCCCGGCTTTCCAATCACTGAACGGATACATTTTCCGGGTAATTTCTTCCCCGATCATGTCTGCCAGCGGGTCAATGGTGAATGTCAGGAACATGTTTATCATGTCGTTGATGTTCGTGATATTCCCGTACATCATGGAAAGTGGAATTTTGAACGCCTGGGCTACCACATCAAACATTTCTTTGCGTATGGCAATCACATCATTAGAGCTGCCGTAATTGCCCGCTGCGGTTTTGTCGAATTCTTCAAGGTTGGTACCTTTGAACTGCGGATATACCGCATTGGCATTCTTGACGAACGCTTCCAATTGCCGCTTCAATACATCCTCATAGATGCGGGCAAATTCCACATCGCCTGCCTTGTACTGATCCAGCACCAATTTGTACTTTTTGCCGTTGCGCCGTATGAAACCATCTATTGCGGATTGCATGACGGTTCCATATTGTTCAAAAGCGCCATCTATCAGGCGCTTGATGCGCACATCATCCAGTTTGAAATAAAAAACATCGGATGCCTTGTATTTGCGCTTGATGCTCTCATTTTCAATGGTGATGTTGCTGAAAATGTTTTCCGCAAACGGCTTTTCATCCAAAGAAAAACCATCTGCAACATACAGACGGTTTCGGCGGCTATCCGGGAATACAAGCACTTCACCACTGCGATAATAGCGCGTAACAAGTGCATTTAGGAATTGGCTGCTACTCTGATTGGGATTTGGACTCAGATTGAGCATATAATAAAGCTCATTTTGTACTTCCTTACCATTGCGATATACCTTGAATTCACATTTGGAAATGGTATTTGCAATATAAGAAATCGCAATCTGCAACGCTAATTCCTTAAAATATAGCTGTTGGGCGGCGTTCGAGGCAATGACTGAAAGTTCTTTGGTGATTTCAGCCATGCTAACCCGCCTTTCAAGAAACGAAAATATTCCCACATTTTCACCTCCATGCTATCCAGTAATATGTGGTATTTCCCTGTATGCTGGGCTTCATGCTGGAAGTATACAGCCTGAAAACGGAAGTATCCGCATTGAAGTTGCCCGTGGACGTACCGCCGCCACCGTTCAGTATCCATGTAGTTCCATAAAAAGTACCGCCCGTAGATGGATTGAAATATTTATGACTGTGACCATAGGCGGAATTGATATAGGAAACGCCGGGGTTGCTGGCTAAATCCCCGCGCCACACTGCAAAGCCTTCGGGTTTACCGGAAAGCTTATGTGCAACTTCAACAGCTGAAGTTGCTGCGCCATATTTGAACGTGCCGAAAGTAATTTCTGTAAGGAAACTGGGCAATTCAATTCCACCGCCGCCTGTTGTAATGCCTGCAATGGCGGTTGCCATACCGTCCAAGGAAAGCTTTGCTGTGCTGCCCGTTTTTGTGCGTATAGCATTTGCAATGGCGGTCATTTTATCGTTTACACTCACTACCATTCACCTCCCAATATGGCATCATCCACATAAGATTTGATGGTAGCTATATCCGATGCTGTCCAGTAATCTGTACCGCGCACAGGCGTATACCCGCTCGCACCAGTTGCACCACGCGATCCGGTGTCCCCTTTAACGCCTTTGATGTTCACGGGATCGGGATTATCCAAACCTCCATCATTCGACCAACTCAGGATGCCATCCTCACTTACAGTTGGGGTGAAGGTTACACCATCTGAACCATCCAAACCATCTGAACCGCTCACACCGGGATCACCCGGCAAACCTTTGATGTTTACAGGTTCAGGATTATTTAAGCCCTTGTCATTCGTCCACGATAGAACGCCATCTTCACTTACGGAAGGTATAAAGGTTGCTCCATCTTCACCATCTGCACCAGCAACACCGCCGCCTGTGCCACCGCTTTGTTTTAGCTGGGCAATATCCTGCCTGTTCTGTTCAATCTGTGCTGCATGTTCAGAAGTTGCATCATCCAAATAATCCCTGATTGCGGCGATATCTTCATCAGTCCAATAATCGGTACCACGAACAGGGGTATAACCATCTGTACCATCTGCACCGCTCATACCGGGTTCACCTTTGATATTTGCAGGAGCGGGATTTGTCAAGCCCTTATCATTTGTCCATGATAAGACGCCATCTTCGCTTACGGTGGGCGTGAACGTTGCACCATTTTCACCGGAAATACCGCCGCTCTGTTTTAGTTCCGCAATATCATGGGCATTTTGTGCGATCTGTGCCGCCTGTTCTTCGGTTGCACCAGCTTGCACCGGGTTTTCCTGCAAATACTTATCTACTGCGGATGCAATCTGTGAATCGGTTGCACCCTTTTCGCTCAATTCTTCAATAAGCGAAATTATACGGGCATATACATCATCACTTGGCACAACAACCTTTCCACCCATACATTTGATGGAATATCTGCATTTCACCTTGACCGCCGTGGAAGTAATCGCATTGGTGAATACCCCCACAAATACATAATTTGTGCGGAAAATCTCAGGGATTTGTACTGTATTTCCGCTAAAAGGAACGTCAATATGCTTTCCTTCCCACGAAAAACGTGCTGTTTTTATATCGTATCCGCTCCATTCATCATCGAATTCAAAGCGGATCGTATCTGTGGGATTGTTGCATATAAGCTCTATTCCCGCTTTCACTTGCGCTATCCGGTTCTGGATAGTGATTTTGTGTTCAGCCAATGGCATCACCTTCTTCCTAGAATACTATCGGTTCAAAGAATGCCAATTCCTGGTATTCAGGAATCTCTTCTTCAATGGTCATTGCCGCAACGAACGCCATGAAAGCATCTGTTTTTCGGCTCTTGGGTTCAATTTTTCCGTATTTATAGTTGTTGTTTGGGGCGGGTTCCAGCTTAGTATTGTTGGTCATCCAGCGAAAAAGAGGATCATCCCCAACGGCAAGCGCCTGGGTTGCAAAGACAGAATTGATTTTCGGTTGCACCATCATAATATCTGACGGGCGCACCAGCTTGGTTTTCTTGTCCTTTGCATCGTATCCGATTTCCCGCAATTCCCGCGCCAGCACCGAATAGCGGTAGCTGTCAATGGCAACCTTGGCAATATCGTATAGCTGCCCCTGCTTTTCTATCCATTCGGTAATCAGGAAGGGACTAACCTCCACATCATCAACAATGGTTAGAAGTCCGCGTTCCACCATTTCATTGAGCGGAATTTTGATGCGGCTCCTGTCATTGCTCCTGGCACAAAACCAGCTATGATGGATGCCGTAATAATTCTCCTTCTCTTTAAATAGAAGGAACGCGGAAATGAAGTCTGTCGTTTTTGCGTAGTCGATGCCGCATACGCATGTTCTTCCGCGAAGGTCGGGAACCGGGCGATTGGTTGCAAGGATGTTCTCCCAGCTGGTAACCTCGGCATCCTTCCTGCCAGCTGGTACGTTCATGCGTTTGGTCATGAACGCACTATTTACGATGGGATCAAGGTTATAATCCACATATTCACGCCTGATTTCATCGTACAAATCCTTAAATGCGTATAATGAAGGATTGGCTTTATGCCAATTGCGTTCATCATCCACTTCATCCATGCTGTCCAGCTTACAAATAAAAGGCAGAAAACCCATATCCGGTACTTCACCAGAGAGGATTTTTTCTGCCTTTTCAATCATTTTATCCAGTACACCATCACGAACATCGCCATTGGTGGTTACATATGTTCTGCGAGGATGGGCTTTTTTACCCAAACCAGTGGTGAAAACATTGATATTTTCATAGTTTTCATAGGCGTGTACCTCGTCAAAGAACACGGAACCTGAACGCAAACCGTCCTTACCCTTGGCGTTGTTGGTTCTGAACTTGATAACCGATTTCGTGATTTTGCATTGGATTTCTTCCTTTGTCCACCGGAAAAATCGTGCAAGCTTTTTTGTATGCTTGGGATCTTCCATAATATCGCGCAGTTCATCAAAGGATGTTTTCGCCTGGTCCTCGGATGTGGCGCATATATCCACATGGTATGTACGGATTCCGTTTGCCGGACTGATCTGGCAAAAACCTTCAAAGCTCAAAAAGCCGTTCTTACCAGCACCGCGCCCACACAATACAAACAGGTCAGGCCAGCGCACGCTGCCATCCTCTTTGAATACGCAATTATGCAGCACGAATACGAATTTCTCCCAAGGGAGAAGATTGAACGGGAAGTATTCCTGATAACCCATGTATTTTTCTATGCGTTCATAGTCAAATACCAGCGTTTCAGTCATGAATATGTTTTCAAGCATATCCACAAGTTGAATCTGCTCCTTACAGAAAGGATGTTCACCTTCCCGAACCATCTGCATGTATTCAAGAATTTCTGCGGGGATTTCAATATTTCGTTCTGTACTCACAATTCATCATCTTCCACCGGAGGCGGAGGAATGGAGAGCTTGCAGCGGCTTGTAGGCGTCAAGCCCAAATCGCTTGCCAGTCCCCGGATGCGCCGTACAGTTTTATCGTACATAATTTCCGCTTCCTTTAGCTGCGCTGAATCCCCGCTCCTGCGCGCTTTACGAACCGCCGTATGCTGCGCCAAGTATAATTCATGTTCCAACACATAACGTGCCAAACAATCCTCATCCAATTCCGTGAATACATTGAGCGCCAGCAACATATTGGCAATGCGGGTGAACTCCTGTTTCTGCTTTTCGGTCATGTATTCCGGTGGATTCACGTCGGTAAACGGAACATGAAGCTCCCGCGCCTTGCGTTCTTCAATTTCCGCTTTCCCCATATGGGATTTTCCTTTTGCGACCAATAAGCTGGTGGGCTGTCTATTTCGGGGCATAGCGTCACCTCCTCCGTTTACGTTTGTGACCGTGAAAAAATTAAAAACGGGGTAAATTTTCACTTGTCGTGTGATCCCGTCGTTGTTAAAGGTTTGTAAATTTTACCCCCATATGGGGGCTGGGGGGGTATCACCAACGTTCCTCATTCTTAAATTTTTCCCGGCCTTGTTTTCTTCTGATTTCTTCGAATCGATCATGTTCCGCTTCATGACAGGCAAAACAAAGCGGGACAAGATTTTTCTGTTCCTGTCCCGCTCGGTCAATATATGTCCTGCTAAGTGCCATATCAGGCCGCTTCCTTACCTCATTGACATGATGCACCATAACTGCCTTGGTATATATACCATGCATCAAGCAATGTTGGCATTCATAATGATGTTCACGCATAACATCATCACGTAATTCCAACCAATCATCTGATTTGTAGAATGTATATATCTTATTGTCCCGTATAAGCTGCCGTATCCATATATCCAATGGTATATCCTGTGGTATGCGTGCCATTATGCACCCCTGTTTTTAGGGTATGGTTTGGACTGTGCCATATACTGTTTGCGCATACGCTTATCATATACGAATATGTATTTGTGCTTTCCATCGGTTATGAATTCTTCTGCATTGGGATCAACATGCGCCCGCAACCATGCAATGCTTTGTTTCCACCCTTTTGCATGTACGGATTTGGGATGCATTTTTTTGCCGTGTACAATAAAAGCCCCTCTTACCCCCGCATTATCGTTGCCAAGATAGAGCCAATTTGTAGCCTGATAAATAATGCCTGCATGTTTCTGATCCAGGTCGGCATAACTTACTACAATTTTCACCTGAGGTGCATCCTTGTGCAACTGCCGCAATGCAGCTGCTACACATTCCGATGTGCAAGGCTGTTTTCCGTTCAGGGCTACACGTACAAGCTCCAATACTTCACCTTGAACCAAGCCGAAAGGATTGGCAATGTGCGGCGTTGCGCCTCCACCAAACAGGATCACGCCACACCATTCATTTCCGCTATTGTAGACATTATAGCCGTATTGCACCGAAGGCACTGCTTTTGCATAGTGGAAATTCATGCAGGCATAGCGGATTGCCTTCGGGGTAGCATATCTCAATTCAATCATGTACCGCTCACCGTCATTTTCGCGCCGATTTCTTCAGCGAATTCCTTTAGGCGTTCTTCTGCTTTGGAATAGGTTTTGAAATCGTCAAAGGTGAATTTCACAATGGTTTTGTATTCCTCGGTATCCTCGGCATCCAAATCATCCGGGATTTCATCATCTCCGAAATCTGCCATATCAAAGCCGAATTCCGACATGTCAATATCGATATCTTCAAGTTCAGCCTGCAACAGTTCCAAATCAAAACCGCTGCTCATGGTTGTTTTGTTGTGAACCAATGTATATGCCCTGCGCTGTTCATCGGTCATGTGGTCAAGCCTGATCGTAGGCACTTCCGTTTCGCCCATTTGCTGGAGCGCAACCAACCGCCCATGCCCTTCCACGATTAAGCAATCATCGCCCCATATGCCAATGGGATCATTCATACCGAACTGCCGTATGCTTTCCTTGATCTGTTCAATCTGTTCCTGCGGATGTTCCTTTGCATTCCCTTCATAGGGTTTCAATTTATCGATGGGCAAATATTGTATTTTGAGTTTTTCCATATAACCCCTCCTGATGGCAAATTCATAGGTGCATAGAAAAAGCTGCCGCATATGCGACAGCTTCCAAGGATAATGGGCGAGGGAATAGGCTTCATCTTTCCACTTAAATAATACTACATGCTATATGTACTTTTCTATACTAATTTTCGCTGTTCAATGTTTTTTTCGTGCGGGTGGAAATCCGGGCACATCTTCTGAATTGCGGCACGTCTTGCATTGTGCATAGGCGTCCAACTCAGATTCATTTCCACGCAAACTTCCTCCCAGGTCAGTCGGTCAATGTAATAAAGACGCATGATTTCTTGCTCCCGGTAATTGAGCAAATTGAGTGCCGTTTCGAATTCCAGAATCAGGTCAAGTACTTTTGCCAGTTTTTCATTATATATATCCAGAAGATCATCCAATTTTGCGAGGTTTTCCAGGTGAATATCGCCCCGCTTAGAAGTTTGTACGCGCTCGGTTCCATAAGAAGCGCCCCTGGGCGAATGCCTCATGCATTCAAATTCATAAATTTTGTCTTTCAACTGATTGCGCTGCCGGTATGCGTCGCGGATTTTGCCCAACTTTTCAAATTCCATCAACATCATCCTTTCCGGGTTTCAGCTATTATGATTTAAAATAGGATCATATCGCATGCAGGTGCCCTGCGTGAAGATGCAAAACAGTTTGCCGCTCACATCGGTACTCCACACACATTTTTTGCAGGTTTCAAAACTCGGTTCCCAATATTCAAAGTTTCCATCCACAGCACATTTCATTTCAATATTGATGCCACATTCTCGGTCATGGGTCTGATAACGACAACCATTGCACGAACGTTTATTTTTTCCGCCTCGGTAGGATCGTGATTTGTTTGAGTTCATCATTATTCCTCCTGTACAAATCAGGGTCATAATTGGGGCTTGACTTTCGATAGTGTTCAGGCATCAGGCTTTCGGTTTGAGCTTGGGTCAGATGATACACTTTGCCTACACGTTCCGCAATTTTCGGGTGTGTGACTTCGTATTCGCTATCTTCCAGCATCGATAATAACGTTGTGGATGTCTTGCATTTCACCGCCATTTCTTTTCGGGTCAAATTGTGTTTTTGTCGAAAATCGATCATGTATTGTCGTTGTATTGTTATCACCCCCTACACATAGATTTATAGTGTTATACCTTTATAGTCTGTAAGAGTGATCTCAACCCTCGGATTCAACTTATCATGGTACACAGCGCAACCATCATGGGATGCGACAATTCGACAATTGTCATCGGCAATTACGCCAGCGGCAACCAGAATATCGCATGTAGCGCCAAGAAGATTACACAAATCTACCCTGCGACGTGTTGGCATATAATATATACATTGCATGTTTACCGCCGTTTCGATGCGCTGCCGAAGTTCATCCGGGATCTGATTCAGGCATTCCCGCTCATACCTGCGATATTGCGGGGAAGGAATAATCATGCTATGCCCACGCGCTTTTATGATCTGCTGGCTGTTTTTCTTGGTGATGGGTTGCCCATACAATGTTATGGTGATATTCACAACAACCCGCCTCCCAATTTCAGGCGATAGTTTTTTTCAGTGGCACGCCCAATGTTCAAACAATATTTCCCGCTTTTTTCGATAATTCGACCTCCCAACGCTTCATCAATGTCGAAAATCTCCAAACTGTACCATTCTGTCGAAATGATGGTCATTTTATCGTTCACATACCGATGGTTCAATATTTCCCGGGCAAGGCGTACATCCGCGAATGTGGGCTTCGCTAGTTCACCATTGCGTTCTTTGCGTCCGGAAAAGAAATCATCAATGTAGAGTACATCCACCTCTTTCAATCGGTTCATACGGGGATAATAGGTTTCGGCATCCGTAACCATGCTTTTCAGTTCAATGCTCTCTTCCTCCCACATCATATAGTGAACATTCATGGAGGATAGAAGATTTCGACAAATCGCGGTACAAATATGGCTTTTCCCTGATCCGCTGGAACCACCGATGAAAAACCATTTTGCATAATCGTCTGCAAGGAATGCCTGGGCAGATTCTTTGATTTGCTTTTGCCAATCTGTTTCAGCGTTATACCGGGCAAAAGTGTATTTATTTATGACATTACCAAGCCCTGAACGCTGCATACGGCGTATGGATTGCCGGGCTTTCCAACATTCACAATCAGATCGGGTGACATAGATGCCATTCGCATAATAGATATAGCCGCGATTTCGGCATTTCTCGCAAACATAGCCGTCCACCTCATGTTCATGCCCAAGTTCCATATTTAGTGCCGAAGCATCGCTTTGCGCCCTTTCTTCCGGGGTTTTAGGTGTGAAATCCAATTCATCAAAGGATTTTGTTCCAGCCAACGCCGCTTTCAACTGGGACATGATTTGCGCTGTTGCGTCCGACATGCTTTGCATCCGGTTTAACCTCCTTCCTTGACCATGCGCGAATCGTAGCAAGGTGGTTTTTGTATTTCGCGCCTTTGCTGGCTATGTACTCAGATAAGCGTTCAATACGTTGCTCCCAATCATCCGGAAATTCGGTTTTCAGTTTTTCCATATCCTCATCACTCAAAAGGACATTTTTATAGAATCCATATTTGTGGCGGGTGGGTTTTGCCGGAGCGGAAGCGGATGGCAATATATCCTCCTCTATACTCCCCTTCCCTATACTATCCTTATCTATACTAATCTTACCTAACCTAACCTGGGTATCCGTTTGGTATCCATTTGGTATACCAAGTTCATATGCCTTGGTTTCACATTCTTCAAGCTGTTTGCGTTCCTCCTGATAAATCGTTGGTTTGTAACGGTCATTCCTGATATAGTTATGAATCTTCCAATGTTTGATAACAACTACACCCGATTCAAACGCGATTAGGAATTGTTTTACCATGAGAAGCTTTAGATCATCATCGGAACTGCCGATCATCCGCTGTATTTTGCGCGGGTTATTGACAAAACCATCATCATCTGCTCTCATTGAAAGATGAAAATACAAAGCCTGCGTTGATAACGGCATATCAAGGAAAGCATCGCTATCAATGATTGTTTTAGAAAACATCCTCCGATCAGCCACGGGCATCACCTTTCAAGGAATATCGCTTCACCCGGCACGTTTCACCATAGCGGTTTTGAACCTTCACCATTTTGCTGCCGATTGGATACCCATTCCTGCGAAGCTCGGAAATCCGGGATGCAAGGCGCATCACGCCCAACTCATTGAGCGCATCAAATTGGGTAATGCCGCCATGCTTATGCATGTAGTCAATGATCCGCTCGCTTTGCGTAGGGTTACTATTCATACACTTGCTCTCCTTTCTATCGCACTCCTTTTCTCTACATTCATCACAACACCGATTGCATTCACAAAATTCGCATATGCTCACCGGAACCGCAGCCCTTCAGATACCACAATATCGCAGCCAGCCGGGATTTCTCCGGTTTGGGAAAATGCTGCCTTGATCGCTGCCTTATCCACCTTTGGTTCCTGCGGCGTGGTATATTCTTGGGGAACCGCCCAGGCATCCATAACATCCACGCGGGTTGTCTGCTGGGTATAGAATTTCCCGATGGGGGTTGGCAACTGCCGAAGCCCTGCCAACCCCATAGCAAACATAAGATGTTCATTCAAGCGTTTGATCTGATTTTCCTTACTTTTTGCCATCGCTGCCAGCCTGTCCGCTTCTGCCTTGAAGATTGCTGCCTTCGCCGCCAGTTCATCCGCAGCGGCTTTCAGGTTCATCCGGATATATGCATAATTTTCAGCCTTATTGGTAATATCAGAAGAAACAGCATCAATTTGCGCGATGATTTCCGCTGCCTGCTCATCCGTTTCGCAATCATCCAGCATAGCTACCAATGATGCATATGCATCCGTCAGTTCATACAATTTCGGCATGGCTTCACCCCCTTACAGTTCCCAGGGAAGCTTTTCATCATAGGGTGTAAAATCGGAAGCTTTATTCGCGACATTCTGGAACGGATTATTGGATGCATTTCTATTCACGCGTTTGATTTCCGGTACATCCACACCATTCCGGATACGCTGGACAGATCGCGGGAATGCAGGCTTCACACTGATTTTGATACTGCCATCCGGTGCTTCAAATTCTTCTTCCCTGAAGATCATGCCAATCGCTTTATTATGTAGGGATGCTTCCTGCCAGTTCCAGCTATATCCGGTATTGGAATCCTCAATGCATTTAAGCATGCCTTTAAAGAACGGATTGGTCTGTCCCTCTCTATTGA